ATAAAGCGAAAGCGCCGGCACTCTCTAAACAAGAGCAACTCCGGCGCTTTCGTGATATTAAGCGTCGCCTAAGCGGCGAAAGTGGTTAATTAATGAAACCCGATGTAACGGTCGCGTATTTTTGAGCTAATCGTAGACCCTATGAGAATATATATCATACCGAATACGATTATGGCGCATATCACAATAAGGAGTTTTGCTATAACCCAGTGAATGAAAGATGAAAAGCTGAGAATCAACATGGTTGTACTTATTTGTTTATCTGCAAAAATACAACTTACGCACTTAGCTAACAAATTGATTAACATAAAAATACTTAAAACATCATGGCAGGTTCGGTTATTGAAGTAAATATAAATCAAACCGTAACGGGGGCTGCTGCCGTTTCAGGTTTGGCAGCCAATTTGCAATCATTGAGCAAAAATGCTATCGTAGTACAAAACAGTATCAGCGGATTGAAAGATAAGCTATCATCAACGTTCGCTACGTGTGCCACGTTATCATCTACGCTTCAAGGATTATCTTCATCTATTGGGCAGCTCGCACAAGGTTACAATGACTATGATAAGGCCATGCGTTCCGTGAACACTATGGCAGGTAAAGATGAGTCAGGTTTCAAAGATTTGAAAACGCAAGTCAGCGAGCTTGCCAAAACTATACCCTTGGCTAAAGACCAATTGGCAAATGGTTTGTATCAAGTCATTTCAAACGGTGTGCCTGAAGATAACTGGATTAGCTATCTCGAAAAGTCGGCAAAGGCATCTGTTGGCGGTATTGCAGACCTTGGTCAGACCGTTACTGTAACATCCACGCTCATCAAAAACTATGGCTTGGCATGGGATGCAGCCGGAGACATCCAAGACAAAATACAGCTAACAGCCAAGAATGGTGTTACATCTTTCGAGCAGCTCGCCGGAGCATTGCCGAAGGTTGCCGGTTCTGCCGCCACTCTCGGCATTAGTGTTGATGAATTAATGGCATCATTTGCCACGCTAACAGGCGTGTCAGGTAGCACTGATGAAGTTGCAACGCAATTAGTGGCTGTTATGTCTGCTCTCACTAAGCCAACATCCGAGGCTACCAAATTAGCTGGTCAGATGGGCATACAGTTCAACGCTGCTGCCATAAAAGCCGCAGGCGGTATGCAACAGTTCTTGGAACAATTAACGGCTGATGTAAAACGCTACGCCGAACAAACCGGGCAACTCGATACGGAGATATACAGCACACTCTTTGGTTCAAGTCGCGCTATTCGCGGTCTTATTCCTATAACCGGAGAATTAGCAGACAAATTCAAAAGCAATGTTAAAGAGATGTCTAATTCTGCCGGGACTATAGATGGAGCTTTTGACCAAATGAACTCAACATCTGAGGCAGCGACACAGAGGATTAAAAACCAAATGTCAGCCTTAACCGGGTTGATAGGGCAATATGCAGCAACGGCTCAACCTATATTGCAATACGTAGCAATAACCTGTCAAGCAATTTCGGGTATAGCAGCTCTTGGCGCAGTATTAGCCGGCGCGACTGCCAAACTCAAGGCAATGACAACCGCTATTATCGGTCAGAGCGCATCTTTGAAGCTACAAAACTTTCACCTTAACAATATGATTAGGGTTGAAAGGTTATTGACTGCTGTCACAGGCAAAACGACCTTCAGCATTAACACCCTAAATATCGCAACCAAAGCGCTCTATATTACAATCTCCGGCGGCATAATCGTTGTGGTGGACACATTGATACAACTGTTTAGCCAATGGCTTGACAAAACTGAAGAAGTTGAAGAAAAAACGGATGTGCTGAAGAACGGTCAAGATACTTATCAAACGACTGTCGCAAACACTTCCGTAGAGTTGGAGACCCAAACCCGAAAACTTGGAGAACTTATCAGCGCACACGAAGATACAACGGAAGCTGTCGAGAAGCTGAATAATAAGTATGGCGATATTTTCGGCACATATAAAGACGCATCCGAGTGGTATAAGGTTCTTATCAGTAACTCTAAGGCTTATACCGAGCAACTCGGTAATGAAGCTGCTGCGTTGGAGTATTCTACTGAGAAAGCGCGTAAGGTCGTAGAGCGCAACCAAAAAATGCGTGAACGAGATCGCCTGACGCAGCTGAACATGGTTAACCTCAAATTCAAAGGCAAAGATGGCAGTATCACAATCCCCGAAGTAGGAAGTGAAGGCAGCGACAAAGATGTTGACACATACAAGCAGTTAGACAAGGAGATAAAGGAGCTAACCAAGGACATATACTCATTGGAGCAAAGCTATAACTCCGCTATTGCGGAGGGTCAAAAATATGCGGCAGAAATCAAGACAAATATCGAATCGACAAGCACCACCTTAAAAGATACTCCGTGGCAAAAACAGACGATTGAGCAACTTAAAAAGACAATCGAAGCCCAACGCGCTCTCGTGGATCGTCTTGGAGATGGTACAAGTGCTGAAGCTAAAGAAGCAAGCAATTTGCTCGCCAAGCAAGAGGCTCGCCTTGCTATGCTTAATAAGATATATCACCCCACCCAAAAAAGCAAATCAGGCAAGCTCAATGGTGACAAACTTATCGCTGATGCTGACTCCTTGGAGGCGCTCCGTAACAACCTGAAGTATTACGATAATCAGCTCAACAAGACGAGTAAGGACGATATAGAACACACCAAAGCACTACAAGCAAAGCGCGATGAGATTGATGCTCATATTAAAGAGTTGGAGCTGCTGCATGAAAAAATGGGACTTCCCAAGGAGATGAAGAACCTCTCTGATTACGATGCTTGGCTCTCATTTCTAAATTCCGCAGCTGTAACAGCGACCGCAGAGGAATACGTCAAGCTCAAACAAAGCATCAAAGATGTGCAACGGCAGCGCGATGAGTTCGAAGCTGCCGCAGAACCGGTGCTGAATGTTGAGGACATCAAAACATCAGAAGACCTTGAAAAGGCTATATCTCGTGTCAGCGACAAGCTGAGTAAAGCGACTTTGGCTGACCGTGCTGCACTCATCAAAGAGAAGAATGTTCTGCTCGACCTGCAACGCACATGGGAGGACTACGAGGAGAGCCTGACCGCGCCGAAAGATATTAGCCAGCTTAATACTGTACGAGAGCTGAGCAATGCTGTAAGCTATTACCAAGCCTTACAAGAGAAACAGTCGGCTGAGGAGATTACCAACACACAAAAGGTAATCAATAAGCTTGAAGCTAAGAAAACCGCATTGCAGCGCGGCATCACGTTGCTTGATAAGCAGCGCGAGATTGACGACATGAATAAGTTGTCAGGCAAGGAGCTGAAGATTAAAATACGTGACATCGGTTTCGATGAACTATTAAGTAAAATTAAAGAGTTGCAAAAGGCACTCAACGACACGGAAAACCCGGTATCTGATGATGACCGTGTGCGCATTGAAAAGTTGATTAAGACTTACAAAGGTTGGGCGAAACAGGCTTATAACACAGGCGATGCGCTCAAAGATGCCTACAGTGGTATTAAGACCATCGGCAACGGTATCATCAGCCTTAATGAGACGTTGAAAGGCGATGGCACGGCTTGGGAGAAGATTATATCTCTGGTTGACACGTTCATCAGCATCTCAGAAGGTATTGGCAACCTTGTCGGTATAGTTGACAAATTATCAAAGCTTACAGGCATATTTACAGCCAAGAAGGTAACTGAAGGCGTGGCTGAAAGTACGGCAGCAGCGGCAGCCGGTGAGAATACAGCGGCAGCTGCAACTAATGCCGCCGCCATGGTTGCCACCACTGTCGCCAACAAAACAGCTACAGCCAGCTTCGTAGAGTTGGCTGCCGCTCAATACATGGCAGCTCACGCTTACATCCCATTTGCGGGCTTCGGCATAGCTTCAGGCTTTGCCGCCTCGGCAGCTGCTGTTGTAGAGGCTATCGGTGCAATGCCGTTTGCCAAAGGTGGCATCATCTCAGGCCCAACGCTCGGCATTATGGGTGAATATCCGGGAGCATCGCGCAACCCCGAGGTCGTTGCTCCGCTCGATAAGTTGCGCACTTTGTTGCAGCCTGCCGGCGGTCTCGATGCAAAGAACTTCGTATTCAAACTTAGAGGTCGCGATTTGGTGGCTGTTTACCAAGGCGAGGCTAATATTAAAGAACGAATGTAATTATGGCTACACATACATATACAGGCTCGCTTGTTGCCCTTGATGATACGGTGTATTGGATACAAATAGCCAACACTGAGAGCACCGAGTCGGGCAACACTGAGTTGATATTTCCAGCTGATGAACCGGTCATGATTGAATGGGACGAGCAGGACAAACTCGCCCCGGTTCAAGGCTCGATGCTCACGCTGAAGGTTGAGAGCATGAGCGACCGCCAATTTATCGACCTCTATACTACGACAGCAGGCGCGGTGGTTATAACCGTGAAACGCGATGGTGCGCTATACTGGCGTGGCTGGCTCGATCCCGAACAATACGAAGAACCGTACAGCACAGAAGCTAACTATGACGTTACGCTGACGTTCTCCGATTTCGGTGTACTTGAACGCAAAGGCTGGAATGCTGTCAATAAGCACATGACTATTATGGGCATTATTAAACACTGCCTTAGCTCATGCGGTTTTTCCGAATTGCAACAGTCGATGTCAACCGTTTGTACTACTCTAACGAGCGAACAAAGCTATGACCCGCTGAATTACCTCATGGTGGACACTAATAACTTCTATGATGAGGACGGTGAGGCTATGACTATGCGCGAAGTGCTTGAGGCGGTGCTTCAACCGTTCGGGCTGCGCATCATACAAAAGGCGGGGCAACTATATCTCCACGACCTCAATGCCCTATACAATACGGTGGCAAAAGCGATTGTTTGGGATAGCGATGACCAAACATTGGGCGTTGACAGCGTATATAACCACGTCAAAGTTACTCTATCGCCATACGTCCAAGAGAAACTGATTGATGGCTCTATTGATTACGATGACGTGAAGCTGACTGCTGCCAATGCGTCGAAGTCGGGCATCTGGCGCGTGGCTGCGGCTAATGATGGCACTAACGGCTTTAAGGTAGAACTGGCAGACAATAGTGCATCTTATAATGCAAACTTAACGACTGCCGGCAAGATATTCAAGATAACATCCATCTATGACGGCACGGAGGATGTCGGCGTAGCTTGTGCGATACGATCTAACAACTATTACAACAATAAAGGGTTGACTGATGTCTTCTACTCGGTTGACGGCAGCACGACAGGCAAGTTTCTCGATAGAGAGCTTGACGGCAGCTGCAACCATACGGCGCTCTTGACGGTCAAAGGCGGCTATATCTCGCGATACGGTGATTACGATTGTTCTACCATGTTGCGCGTGAAACTGAGCATGCTTTTATCTCCGTTGTATAATCCATTCGAAGATTGTGATGAATATAACCACAAGGCTGTAATGGATTATATCAAAAAGAAGAATCAATTCTATTACGTGCGTTGTCGCCTCGTACTTAAAGATCAAGACGGCAAAGTTATATGTCACTATCGCAATGCTGATATTTTTGACAGCAACAATATCAAGTACGCCAAGCCAACGGTGATATGTGGTCGCTGGGTTGACGGTGATTGTGGCTTCGATGAGATGTATTTGGCTTACTATGACTGGTCTGACCGCAGCAAGGGTTCAACGCCTATCTCGTCAGGCTGGATAACTAATAAGCAAGCGGTCGGGAATGAATATACCGCAGACTTCACAGCCGCCGTCAAAGGACGCGGTGACGGTCAATTCATTAACGTGCCTTATGCTTCGGGGTGGCTCGAGCTGCAAGTTGCCGCAGGAGTCGATGACCGCGTTGCGAGTAAGGACGACAGCGATGATGCTAACGAACGTTACCGCTGGCTGCTCTTCAAAGATCCTGAGATTTCGCTTGTGCGAAGCAATGGTTCGGACCTGACCGATACAGAGACCGGTGATGTTGTAGAGTCGGCTTATCTCGATGCCAACGCTAAAGATGATTATGACCTTGACCTAACGGTCGGCGCGGGTTCTGTATTCCTGCCTACTGCTCGCGGGCAACTTCGCCAAACGGACAACAACACGCTGCCGCTGTTCAGGCGTGGCGATTATAGCAGCACGCTTGAACGGTTACTGATTGGCACTATTTACAGCCAGTATGCAACGCGCCATGCTGTGCTATCAGGTACGGCTCAACTTTTGCCAAGCTTCACACCGGTAAGTGATGATGCCATGGATGGTACCAAGTTTATTCTTTTGTCGGAGATACAAAGCCTTCGGGAATGCACGTCGGAAATCAAAGCGAGCGAACTCACCCCCGAAGAATATGAAGGCATAGTCTATGAGTAAGAACTTCTATACACAAACGCTGCGCAAGACAGCGACACCGCGAAATTCGTTGCGTAACGGCACATCTTCAGGTGGTGGCGCGGTTACTGTCATTTCATCCGCTTCAGGCGGTACCTCAACGCCATCAGCCTCGGGTGATGGTCATTCGCACAGCAATAAGGCACTGCTCGACAGCCTGAGCGAACAAGACTTGTATCTGCTCATATCATCACTTGTCGAGACCACAGCGGAAGACGGTACCGTGTCAGTTGATACGGTGCTATCTAAGATTAAAGCCGGGTATGCCGATGAGGCGGGGACGCTGAGCGACATGAATGGACTGGTGGACAGCTTGCGTGATTTGTTCCTGAGCAAGACGAAGGATGACACAGCGGCGGGGTTTATTCGCTTCCTTCAGGGGTTGGCGGTTGGCAGCGGTGAGCATGGAATTACCCCGGAGGGTGCGGTTAAGGCAAGTGACGTAATATTTGACGGAACTGTGCGCTCAAAAGAGTACGCAGACGGCATAAGCGGCTATGGTACAGCGATTTCAAGTGACGGAATGACGGCGGATTCGCTGACACTGCGCAAGATGTTGACCGTGCCTGAACTGCGCTATAACCGCGTGACCGTGGAGTCGGGTGACGAATGGAATGCACCGGGCAGCGGTGTAATAGCCGAGGTGCTGCCGGGTAAGCAGGAAGATGAGGGCGGTAATATCATAGATGCCGGCGACATGGTGGGCATCATCACTCTGCGCTTGGAGTCGGGCGAAGTCGGCACGTTTGCCGAGGGTGACATCTGCATGGGTGTGTTCCATGACTTCGGCACGGGCGAGATGAATGCCACAGAGGACGTTGACGACATGGGCGACCGCACATTCAAGGGCTTCTATACGGTGTACTTCCGCGTAACCAAGATACTTGACGAGTCGGACAATTCTCGCTTCGAGTATGCGCTGCGCGGCACTGATGACGGATGGACAAAGGCGTATCACCCTGCGGAGTCGATGACGATAGTGAGTTATGGCAGCTTCACGGACGAGACACGCCAAGCTTCGGTGTATCGTACACGCCGCTACACGCGCTATCTGCGCGGCGTTAATAGCTGGAAGTATGGCGAGAAGAATGTTGCGGCACAGTTCGGCTATCTTGATGGTCTGACGATAGGCGGCAAACAGTTGAGCGGGTACAGCGTATTCATCAACAATCTCTACTTCACGGGGTCGATGGAGTTCTTGGATGCGGAATACTTCAACTTGGAGCTATCGACAAGCGGCTATACGGATATGGCATACGGCGAGGAACTGACGGTGTATCTAACGGCAAGGCTCGGCTTCAAGAATGTGAACAGTCGGGTGACAGCATGGAAGGTTGTGCGCGAAGGCGATAATAGTAATGATGATTATACGTGGAACACGACCAACGAGCGCGTGAAGGCATTCAACTCATCGGGACTTGACGCTGACGGCAACAAGGCATTTATGATTGAGTGGGACGACCTGAGCAATACCACGACAGTGTTCACATTCACGGCAACGCTCGATGATAACACGGAGATAGAAACGACATTAGACATCTAAGAGATATGCAGACAAACAGACATAGAGTAAGGCGCGATTATGCGCCGCTGAACATAGCGGTGTCGATTGAGGTTGGCGGCTCGCCGCTTGCGCAGGTGTACAACGCCGAAGAAGCGCAATACGAACCTGACCGCGCACTGACATCGACCTATCTCACGCCGAAGGTGTACGTATCAGCCACGGACGGCTCGATAGGCAAATGGGTTGACACAGGTGACGGCAGCGGCTATTATACGGCGGTGGGCGTATCGACCAAACTATCAAACATAGAGTGGCACGTGCTGCTCGGTAAGCAAGAGACCGTACTGAATAAAGACAGTATGAGCATGGCACTCAACGGAGGCAGGATAAGCATGATGATAAATTCGTTGGTAATCTCGAGCAACGTCAGCTCAGCCTCGCCGTTGTCGATATACTTCACGGCGGTCTACACCGATAGCCGATTGCTCATTAACCACACGATAACGAGCGAGCCGGTAGTGCTTACGACCACGGATAAGGCAGATGACTTGTATGCGGCATCGCTTGACGACAGTGCAACGATAATATATGACCCGTTTGCCGACAAGTTGGCGCTGCTGGAGTACGAGTACAATAACGGCTATATTTCGAGGGTGGTATATAACACACAACGCAATGAACTGACGCAGCGCTGCGACACGTACAAGCGCACACTAACGGTGATGCTCTACAAGGGCAAGACAGCGGTTAGCCCGGCAGATTATACAATCGTGGTGATGCGAGCCGAAGATGTTACGGCAGTTAAGCCATCAGAGGCGGCGACTGTTCCCGATGGCACATTCTCGGTAACTACGGGCATCAGCCGCACAATCATAGGGGGCTATGCAATCACGTTTGATGCGCGACCTATCAACCGTCAGACCTACGTGGTGGTGTGTATGTCAACGGACAAGACGGAGGAGTATGCACGCACACACTTCGCGGTGCGCCGCCGCTATCCGCGCATCACCATAGACACGATGAACGGCACATCAATACAAGAGGGCGACACGGAGCGGTCCGACCGCCTTGTGGTACGTGCCAACGGTCAGGTGGTGAGTTACCCGGAACGGCTGTTTAACTTCAATTGGTTCGCCGATACGAAGGCGGCGAAGGCAATAAAGCTGACAAACAAGTTGGCGGATGCTCGCGATGGCAAAATTACTTACGACATTGACGAGACGCAACTGACTGACAGCGAAGACGACTATCTTGAGACCTACGTGGAAGCGGACTATAAGCCGGCATCAGAGATAGCTGTGACGGCTGACGGCGAGGAGTACACCGATGGCGAGGAAACGTATATAATCAACGACTAACAACAACATAGCGATGAGATACATATTAGCAAACAAAGAAAAAGCATTGGCGGCGGGCTACACTGATATTACGCACCGCTGCAGTGACACCGAAATGCTGCTCAACGAGAAAGAGGTGGCGTTCGGCACATCGCTGTCCGGCGATCTTGCGCAGCGCGTGGCAACGCTCGACGCAACAATATTGAGCCATGAAGAGGCGATTGAACTTATCGGGAAAGGAGGCTTTAAATGAACGCATCAGCACAAGGCTCGGTCGTAGTAAAGCGACTGCGCAACGGCGACACGGTGTTTCTGTCGCTTGTGCCGGACAAACCGCTGTATCAGGCATTAATCTCGGACAGTAACACGCCCAAACCTGACTGGTCGGTAGCAGAGAACCGTCCAACCATCACGCCTACATTCCGCTCGGCACGTGGCAATAGTGTCACCACGCTAAAACATACATGGCTATATAACGGCATAGATGTGACAGACAGCTCCGTTAAGTCGAAATTTAGCCTCAACGGAACGACAGGCGCGTTGACCATCATCGGCAACCTTGCAGACGAGGATAATATAGCTAGTGATACGCTGACCTACACGGGGGTTATATCCGTTGCGGGCGTGGAAAGTACATTGACAAAGGACATCACCGTACTGATACAGCCATCGGGCAGTAATGCCTATACCGGCTACATCTATTCTGACAGCTTGCAACTCACTAAGGACGAGAACGAAATCACGCTCAAAACGATGCTGTATCTTGCCGGTGGACCGGTAACGGACTATTACGTGGACTGGTACAAGGATGAGGACGAATTTAAAACCAATGTATCCGGGTCTGATGCCTTAACGGTGGGATGCGATGATGTTGACGGTGAGCAGATATTTATAGCGCGGTTCAAGCTCCACTCCACTGATACCACCTATGTAGCGAGTCATGCCGTGCGTGTGCAGGACACCGATGACGAGTATTTCGTTAAGCTGACAACATCGGGCGGCGAAGTGTCGGCGGGCAACAGCGTCAAGGTAACGGCAACGCTGTACCGCATACCCGCATCAGGCGGCAATGAGGAGCTGTATGAGCCGACAGGAGCCACATGGGTGATGCGCATTCGTGACGGCAACACGTGGGACGAGATAGCCAAAGCGAGCGGCAACACCATCACGGTATCGACAACACACACAGACTACACCGGCACGGACGGCACAGCCAAGGTGCGCGATGTGGAAGTGGAGGCGGAAGTGTCATGGACTGAATAACGAATAACAACATAGAATTATGGCAAAACAACTTGAAACGGTGACACTCGCCTCGGAAGTGGGCAGTGCCGATACGATATACATAGAGAGCAACGCCAAAACGCGCCGCGTATCTACGCACACCATGGCGGCAGCAATGGGCGAAGTGCTTAATGCCGACACGATGGCGGCGGCGCAGGATGCGCAGGAGAAGGCACAAGCGGCGTATGACATGGCAGCTCTGATTAAGGACTCTACGGATGTGCTTATCTATAAGAGCCGCGGTTGCTGCATTGCGCAGATTGACGACAACAATTCATCGCCGGACTTCGCCGCGGTGTACGGCGATAAGTCTATTCTGACGGGTGATAAGGTGTGGCTCGTGGATATGTCACAGAACGAGGGCCGCGCGGTCAAGAAAGAGCTGTGTCGCTACAATCTGTTGCGCTATGCTGACGGCACGTTTGCTCCTACGGTGGGCATCACCGAGAACCAGCGCTCACAGTGTGACGTTGCGCTGTATCTTGATGCAAAGGCACAGACCAAATACTGCGATGCCGGCGGCTACGATGCTGAAGCGTTTTATAACGATTACGGCATGGACACGCCGCTGTATGACGCTGACGGCAACGAGGTGCGCATCTTGCGTCCGTGGGAAACGACACGCACTGACCTATCAATCTTCATCGGCGAGGAAGATACGCAGTACCTGCTTGAAACCGCATCGGACAGCAACGGCAAACGCTACCGCGGCGTTTCGAAAGAGCCTATGACGTGGGAAGGCGTGCCGTTCGAGCAATACAAGCTTGCTCCCACGGGTCTTGCCATGTCATCACCAACGTCAATTGATGGAAATAAATTGCGCTGCTTCTTTTTTGTTCACGACACAGATACACTCATCGACGCGAACAGTCGCGGCGTAAAAGGTCAGAACGATTACTGCTCGATATTCGTTGAACCCGGTCGCGCCTATCCGCGAAACAATGATTTACACGCGATTAACAACCAAAGCATGGCATGGGCGATGAATGCCGATACAACGAAGCCATACCCCTTTGCCGAAGGTGGCTATCACGCCTATAACGTGTTTATCACGAAGCTCGAACTGCTGCATGGTACTCGCTACTTAGCCAAGTCAACGCGCTATGGGTCGGGCATATCATCTAACGACGCTTGCTCAACCGAAGCCACATACCTCGCCAATGGCGGCATGCGCTACCGCAAGCAAGGTGACAGCGATTGGAAATACTGCCGTTGGGATAGCTCACCGTCACAGATAAAAGGCGCAAGCTACGCATCATCGTTTACCAATCAGCTCGCGCCCAAGGAACAGTGCATGGAGAGTCAGATGGCGTACTCCTACGCTCGTGAGCGCGGTATTGAGGCAGGCAAGTCGTTTACCTTCTACGGTAACACATATAGCTGGGCGGCAGTCGGTGAGCTGTCTGAGGCATCTGCCGACCGCATGGATGTGCGCGTGTACAAAACTAAGGCCATAACATTCACTGCACCCGACACTGACGGCAACACGCAGACGTGGGAGATGCAATACTGTCTGCGCATGTCACTGTTTTCGGGCTTGACAGCTTCGGGCGATGTCTACCGCTATCGTCAAGGTGGCTTTGAACAGGTCATAGAAATGACACACCGCATAAGCGACACCGCAAATGGCGGTAACTATAATTTCCCGATTAAGACATACTTAGAAGTAGACCAAACAAAGTGGATAAAGGAAAGCACAACGTCAAAAACAGATTTGGGTACGTTTGGCTTCGAGCAGCAGTACAAGCTGATGGGTGAGGTAGTAACCGTTACAGCGGGTTACGTCAAGGTTCGACCACCATATCAGATATTTTCTGCCAAGCTCGGTGCCAGCTTAGCCGCATGCGAAAGCAGCTATCTGTATGCAACAAACTATTACGACGGTACACTGAACTCTCGCGCAAGAATAGGTGCGCGTTTCGGCTTCAATGCGGACTACAGCTTTTGTGCCCCGCGTTCGGTGCATTGCACTACGTGGGTGCTTTTGTGCGGTCGAGCCTTTGTTGGCTCGCTCCAAGTTTTGTTTTAGAGCGTGAGCAAAAGCGCAGCGCAGCGGCGCAAGGCACGCCGCGCCGCAGGGGGCGGCAAAGGCTTCCCCCACAAGATATTGACACAATGAAAATCCGCGGGCTGACGACAAGTCGAGCATTGGGACTCGACCTCTGAGGCGCACGGTCACGCGGTTGAAAGAGAGGACATGACGCAAAAGGTGCGCGTTTCGGCATCAATGCGAACAACAGCAATTGTGCCCCGCGTTCGGTGAATTGCAATACGTGGGTGCTATTGTGCGGTCGAAACTATGTTGGCTCGCTCCACGAATGAGCATAATAAACGTTCGAGCCATTAACACTGACAACGCCATGCTCTCGCCTCGGAAAGGCAAATCATCACAAGACGAGCGTTTGACTTCGGGATAACAACCCGACATCAGGAGAAACGCGGTGGCTTCGGGCTATCAATAACGCTCACACTTGCCAATACTTTTTATTAACAATATACGGTATGATAGTAACACGGCGACAGATTATGCAAGCGATACACAGCGCGTCAAAGCGGCGTCAGCGCAAGGCTGACAAGGCATTGGCTGCACTGCGTGAGGACTATATCGCTATGGCAACGACCTCAGAGCGGCGCACACAGCGCAAGGCTCTGACTGCTAAGGCTGCCGCCGTGGAGCTGCTGTACCAACTAATAACAACAGACCATTATGACAGGTTGATACATTACCGCGCAAAGCATATAAGCGGTCGCAAGGAACGCGACATACTCGTGCCTGACTTCCCTACGCTTGTGCTGCAACATCTGTGCATTGCACTTGTGCTGCCTTACTACAAGGCGGTGGACAATCGCACGGGGCTGAACTGCAAGCGCACGTGCGGAATAACGGCACGGTCACGCCGCCGCTCGGTGCTGAAACGTATGAAGCACATCTATTACGACCGCCGCGATATACGCTATCTCGTCACGCTCGACCAACGACAGTGTTATGCCCATGTAAGACCTAAGACTGTGCGCCGGGCGTTGAAGGAGATTGGCGTACCAAGAGAGTTAAACGACTATATTATCACAACTTGTTTCAGTGGGAACACTCTGCCGATAGGCACACCCACATCGCCGCTTGTGCATCACATCATCATGTGGGAATGTGACCGCATGATGGAGCAATACGGTGCGGCGGTGCGCTATGCCGATAATGTGTTTGTCGGGGTACATAACCTCGCGACAGCGCAGGAGCTGAAATGGCGCGTCAAAAATTATTGGTGGTACAAGCTCGGCATCCGCGCCAAGCGTCAGAGCGTGGCAATAGTGCCGCTCAGTGTAGCGCAAGACGTGTGTGGCTATGTGTTACACCGTTGCGACTTGCGCCAAGCGACAGACCACGGCAAAGGCTATACCACGATGCGCCGAAGTACAACCGATGAGGCACGCCGCTCAACCAACCACAATTGGGGTAGCTACTTCGGGCTGATGCGCCACGGCGATGCGTTCCGACTGATGCAACAAAGCGAGGAGTCTATGGACTTACGAGAACTGACTGAGAAGATACGCATAGACCGCCGACTCGATGCGGAAACTATCACGCCCAAGGAATTGGCGGAGAGCGGGCAGGAGTTCACAATCTACGACTACGAACTTCGCCGCGATGCCAAAGGCAACTTCAATTGGCTGAAATGCCTTATCGGCTTCCCTGAGTTGGACAAAGACGGTAAGCCCACGGGGCGCGAAGTCGCGCGTGAATATCATGGCAACTATTCGGCAATGATAGATTGGCACGCGCTATGTGAGCAGGCTTACAGCCGTGAGCAGATACTTCCTATCACACACTGCCGCATCGAGCAGAGTTGCGGCTTCATATACGTAAACAGCACAAATCAACTTAAATACATCGAATAATGAAAGACGTAAATCATATTATCGTCCCTACGGATGAAAGCGAGGATGGGATGCGTGAACTAACCACATGGCGCAACGGTCGCTTGGTGGCTGTTGATGAGGGTACACACGTAACGCTCTATGTAGACCACTACGACTATACGCAGATCGAGCCGCAGGCGGAAGGCTCGGAGGAAGAACCGCAGGAGCGCGTCGTGACACGTGCGTTTGCTATCCGCGTGCAGAAACCGTTGTCACGCGATGCGGCAATCAATGCCGCCGAAATGGAGGCGTATCAGCTACGCTCGGCAATGGAGGTGGCGTCATTCACCGCTTCGCTTG